GTTGGAAACGTTCCCCCATGCACAATGGGAATGAGAGGACATCTCTCTGAAGTGGAAACACCGAAGACGAGACTAATCTGGATGTACCCAGGTGCAATGACGGTTGTAGAAATGGTGTTCTTAGAGAATGTTATTACAGCATTTTCAGAACTTAAACCATTAGAATCTCCATTACTCACAGGCAAACACGGCGTAGCTGCGCAAACGATGTTGGCCTCAAAAATCTGCAACGGAAAGCTTGGACTAGGCTTAGACGAAAGTAGATACGATTCAACGCTAGAAGCCTGGCTAATACGCTTCGGTGCTGATGTTATTAAGCAAAATATCAATTTCCACGAATACCAAGATCACAATGGTATCGAGATGGCTGGTGATGGTGCTGCTAAAAGAGCAGAAAGAGCATACAATAATGTTATCTCTTATCTCATCAACACACCCATTCTCTGCCCGGATGGAAATATGTACAAGAAGAAGAAAGGAATACCTTCAGGAAGTGGATTCACTAACCTGATAGAGTCTATTATTACTTACTTTTTGGTCACGTTTACTTCACTTTACGAAGGATTTGAACTATTGGAACTCAAAACCAATGGCGACGATTCTGCGGCTATAATAGGTGGTGGACCAGGATTCAAAGTAGATCTAATACGCGTTGCAAAAATGTGGATGGATCTGTTTGGCATTATACTCAACGTTAAGAAGAGTGTTATTGCAACAAAACCTGCTGATATGTATATGAGTGGTTCATTTTGGGAAGGCCTATTGCCTTCACGCCCTACTGATGATCTATTCAAACTTGCACTATATTGCAAGAGTTACGTTAAAGACATCAATCAGAGTATATCTCGTATGATTGGTATCTATATCTGTGGTGGATGGCGCGACAAACACTTCTGTGACTTCTTCGAGTTTTACCAAACTTGCTATGATTTCGACTGGAATAATGATACTCTTTTCAAAGAACTTGAATGGACTAACAAGACCTATGGACACAACTTCAAAGCCATGGCTAAAGGACAAGGACTAACGATGTTCCGAGTCTTCAACTTAATAAACTAACTAAGTAGAAAACCCCC